CGAGATTAATGCTGGCATTGAGCAAGCAGCCCAAATCGCTCGCAATGCTGGAATGGTTCGCGCCTTTGCTATTGCACCAACCGCCAGCTGCAGTTACAGAAGCGTGGATCTGGACGGCTATACTTGCACACCAGAAATCGCTCCACCTATCTCGCAGACAGTTGATCGCGACTCAGGTACTTTCGGAGTACAAACCTATAACTACGGACCTGTCGAAATCGCCAGTAAAGTAGGCTGGGAAAATTATAAGCGTGTTGCCGACGGCATCATGCGGCTATATGATAAGACTGGACTTCTTCACGGGTATTCATTCAACACTTGGTCAGACCAAATTGTTTATGATGAGGCGTTTATTGAAGAGTGGCTTGAATCGCCCCAGACATCAATGTATTATTCACTACAAGTGATGAGCGATACACAAGATAAAACAAATGCTTATGCTGCTTTGGAAGAGGCAGAACTAGATGATTATCTTGCGTCCCTTTTAGATATGCAAACTCAACCTCAATGTGATTGTCAAGAATGAACCCTTACGAAAAACTATTAGCGCGTAAGCGCAAATGGACACCAGTCCAGACTGAAGCAGGTACCTGTATGGAAGGTGCTGAAGAGACCATTTACAGAGCCCTAGCCTTGAGGCATATGGAGCTACCAGTAGGAGATTTTATTACCGATGCCCTTGAAAAGAGTGTTCCAGATACAGCGCGGAGTCTTCTCTTGTCGAACGTCAAAGACGAAGAGAACCACGATCTCGCTCTTGGCTACATTGCCAATGCCTATGGTGTTGATGAAAAGGCTGAGAAAGAAGCACTCAAACTTAGGGATGCATGGGTTGAACATCCAGATCATACGATTGTCAAAGCAATGGTTGCCGAACGTGCAGTGTTCTTTGTTCTCTTACCCTTCTTTCGCGCTACTGGTGACGCTGGTATGAGAACAGTTTCAGCCGATATTAGCCGAGATGAACAAGTTCATGTGGCGACGAATTCACTGATTGTTAGAGAACTTGGTCTTGATATTAGCCCTTCTTTGGATAAACTTAGGAAGGCTACGATTAACTGGGTTATGCAACCTCTCAGTATGACAGACCCCTTTAAAAAATTAAACAAAAAATTTTGGCTGGATCAGAGCGATAACTTGATGTATCAAGGTAAAGCACCAGAGCTTTCCTTCACCAAGTCAGCTAGGATGCCAGCATTCTTTGAGCACTCCAATGTCAATCTCCCCCAATACGCTTAGCCTTCTAGAAACTAGAGGTATGCAAGCTAATGCCTTGGCTACTGTTCTAAACGAAACCTTTCCACCAGTAAACCCTACCCCTGATGAATCAATGGAGAAAATTATGTACAGATCCGGGCAACGTAGTGTTGTGGAATGGGTCATTAAATATATGGAGGAAAACTAATGAGTTTTATTAGTCGTTTCGGTGGTAACGCAGCTACCAATCAATCTGGTATGGGTTCCTTGAATAGGGCATTAGATGCTGGTCTTAGTGCAAGAGATATTAATGCTTATGGTGTAAATTTTGGACCTGCAGCAGCAGCAGAACTTGCTCGATTGAGTAATACATTTATTGGTAAATATGGTGGCAATCACCGTACTAATCAAGCTGGTTTAGGTAGTCTTGATAGAGCTATTGCTTCTGGCATGACTATTCAACAGCTGCAACAAGAGAATATTAATTGGGGAGCTGCAGCTAAAGATAAACTCTTTCCAACTAATCCACAAGCTAATAAATTTATTCAAAAATTTGGTGGTACTGAAGAAACTGGTCAATCAGGATTAGGATCCCTAAATAGAGGATTACAAGCTGGTTTAACCTATGATAAAATTGCTGAGATGGGTATCAACTTTGGTCCTAAAGCAACTGATGTACTTGATCGTGGTGCTGGTTCAGGATTTATTGGTAAGTATGGTGGTGACATTGATCTGAATGCAACAGGTCTGTCCTCTGTACTAAGAGCACAGAATGATGGCATGTCTACTAAAGACATTGCTTCCCAAGATCTGAACTTTGGACCAGAAGCTCTGAAGTATTTGACAGAAGCTAACAAGCCGAAACCTGAACCACCTAAAATGTACAAACCTCAGATGATGTCTGTTGGTAATGTAGGTAATGCTGGTGGTGTAAGACCTAAAACAAATAAAAATAGTAAAGATGTAACTGGATATTCAAGAGATAAACTTAAAAAGAAAGGGTCATCAACAACTAATACTCCTGTAATGTCAATCCTAGGACTTAACATCTGATGAAAGCTAAACAGAGATACGATAAATTACAAGGTGATCGTACTGCATATCTCGACGTAGCCAGACGATGCGCTGACTTAACACTACCATATTTAATTCGTCAAGATCAAGAAGAAACAAAGTACAAGGAAACTCTTGTTACACCATGGCAATCAGTCGGTGCTAAAGGAGTTGTCACACTAAGTTCTAAACTCATGTTAGCTTTGCTTCCTCCACAAACCAGTTTCTTTAAACTGCAAATGGATGAAACAGAACTTGCTAAAATGGGAGACATTGATCCACAAATTAAAAGTGAATTAGATTTTAGCTTTGCAAAAATTGAACGTACTATCATGGAAAGCATTGCTGCTAGTCATGACCGTGTAACAGTTCACCAAGCTATTAAACATTTGGTTGTATCAGGTAACGCATTGATCTTCATGGGTAAAGAAGGTTTAAAACTTTATCCATTAAATCGCTATGTTGTAGACCGAGACGGTAACGGCAACGTAATTGAAATCGTAACAAGAGAACGCATCTCTAAAAAATTGGTGAAAAAATTTTTACCAGAAGAGAAACCGAACTCTGTCAGTGCTGAAGGTCAACCCCCTAATGATGAGGTTGATGTCTACACTCATGTACAGAGGGAAAACAATAGATACGTTTGGTATCAAGAAGTTAACGGTAAAGTTATTGACAAGTCAGTCAGTAAAGCACCTGTTGATACAAATCCATGGCTGGTATTGAGATTCAATACTGTAGATGGTGAAGTCTATGGTCGTGGTAGAGTAGAAGAGTTTCTAGGTGATCTACGTTCACTTGAATCACTCTCTCAGGCACTCGTAGAAGGCTCTGCAGCAGCCGCTAAGGTAGTGTTTACTGTATCACCCTCATCAACTACTAAACCACAGTCACTGGCGCAAGCAGGGAACGGTGCAATCATTCAGGGTAGACCTGATGACATCGGTGTAGTACAAGTTGGTAAAACAGCTGACTTCCGTACAGCATATGAGATGGCAATTGGTCTTGAGAAAAGGTTGGCTGATGCTTTCCTTATCATGCAAGTCCGACAGTCAGAACGTACTACTGCTGAGGAAGTTCGTATGACACAGATGGAACTTGATGCACAGCTTGGTGGTATCTATTCACTACTAACAGTTGAGTTTCTAGTACCTTATCTGAGTCGTAAACTAGCTACTGCTCAAAAGTCTGGAGAAATTCCAAAGCTACCACAAGGTTTAGTTAAACCTACCATCGTTGCAGGTATTAATGCACTTGGTAGAGGACAAGATAGAGAATCATTAGTTGCATTTATTACAACTATCTCTCAAACTCTTGGACCTGAAGCTGCATTACAGTTTGTTAATACAGAAGAGTATGTTAAACGCCTAGCAGCAAGTCAAGGTATTGATACTTTGAACTTGGTTAAAGGTATGGAAGAAATGCAAGCTGAGCAACAACAGGCTATGCAACAACAGCAGCAAATGGAAATGACTAAACAAGCTAGTTCCTTTGCAGCTACTGAACAGAAAGCAATTAAAGACGATGACGACACAGCCCTCCGCGAACAAGAAGTCGCAGCCCAAACAGCTCAAGCAACCGGTCAAGCGGGGTAAGAAACTACCCAACATTGGACCTGCCGCTAATACTGAAACTCCTGAAAAGGAGAACAAGTACGAGCAAAAAGAAAAGATCGGCACTCCCACCCTTGGTCGATCACAAAACTATGTATCTAAGGTGGGTCTCGGAAATCTAAGAACAATCACTTATGGCAACACTGACGTATGATCCTAGTGAAGCACAACCTGGTGAGCTGTCAGCTGAAGAGCAAGACAGCCTAGCGGTTGGTGAATCTATGGAACAGCAGCAAGAACAATTGCTTGCTGGTAAATTTAAAGATGCAGAAGATCTAGAGAAAGCCTACATTGAACTGCAATCTAAACTTGGTTCTAAAGATGAGCAAGTACAGACCCCCAATCAAGGGGAAGAAGGGTCCAGTGAAGAGACCGAAGTAACAGAGAGTTTCCTCAATACACTTTGGGAAGAGTCTCAAGCTGAAGGGATCACTGAAGAGACGGTCAAGAAACTAGAGTCAATGAACCCTGGTGAACTGGCTAAGATGTACCTTGACGAAAGAGCATCTAGTCAACAACCACTAGCAACTTCTGAAGATGCTAAGTTCTTAAGAGATCAAGTTGGTGGTGATGAAGCTTATAAAACTTTAATTAGTTGGGCATCAGAAAACTTTACTGAACAGGAAGTTTCTATGTATGATTCTATCATGAATACTGGTGACCCTAACGCTATGTACTTTGCTATTCAAGCTTTGAGTAACCGCTACCAACAGAACAATAGTATTGAAGGTCAACTTCTTACAGGTAAGACTGCACCATCTACAGCAGAAAGTTTCCGTAGTCAAGCAGAAGTTGTTCGTGCTATGTCTGACCCCCGCTATGATACTGACCCTGCTTATCGTCAAGATGTAGCAGCTAAACTAGAGAGATCTGATATTAATTTTTGATGACTATCACAACTGAAGACGGCAACCGTCAAAACCTATTCGCTAAAGAACCACCCATTATTATGACTGACGTAACTGTGACCCACAACGAAAAAGCTGAAAAACTCAATGGACGCCTGGCTATGCTTGGTGTCATCGCCGCTATCGGTGCTTACGCTACAACTGGACAACTAATCCCTGGAGTATTCTAATGGCAAGAGACGGTTCTTCACATGACCCTAGCCGTAAAGGTAAAGGTGGTCCCTATCCTAGTCCAGCTAAACCATCAGGTAACCCCTTCATGA